GAGCAGCATTAGGTGCTGGTCTAGGATTGAGTGGTGAAGCATTCAGCAAGGCTTACTCCAAGTACGGAGGTATGCCAACCCGTGACCTGAGTGAAGCCTACAAGGTGGGCGACCCCGATGCAAAGATTCTGGTTGATGGTATCGAGCGTACTGGTAAGGAGTACGAAGATGCACTCCGTGACAACTTTAAGGAGATTAGACTGGGCATAAGTGAAAAATATAGCGATTCCCTTGCGAGGGCAAAAGCCCTTCAGGATATAGTAGCAGGTGGTCAACTCCAAAACAAAAACGCCCCCCTCAAGGTTTCTTCTGATGAAATGGACTTCTACCTGCAACGCCGATTAGCAGAAGAGAAATTGTCCACAAAGCAGAATGAGGTTCAGGATTTAATTAAGCTAGATGCTGGTTTCCTTGCAAGTAAAGCTAGGGAGCTTGACTCCGAAGTACCAATCTTGTCCCGTGCCGTGAATGAATATCTGTACGCCAAGCACGGCATCGCTTACAATAAAGCCAACAGAGCCAAGTTCGGAGGCGATGGGGCTGCTGGACGAAGCACTAAGGAACTAGAAGGTATCGTTGAAAAGTTTGAGGGTTCAAAAATGGACGAAGCCTTAAAGGAGGTAATTGAATCACGCAGGGATTTATCAAAGCGCATCCTGGACACCATCGAGGATGGTGGACTTATATCTTCCGATGATGCAGCTAAGTTACGCAAACAGTTCCCTGACTATGTTCCATTGAATCGTATCATGGAAACAGATGAACTAGGTGACGTTGCGTCCAGCGTTACGGGTCGTGGTGGCAGATATGAAACCCTTTCAACAGGTGTTCGCCGAGCTAAGGGTTCTGAACTTGAAGTTAAGGCAATATCCCAAAACATTGTCGAAAACCTAATTCAATCCATAAGGAGGGCTGAAGTAAACAAGGCAAATCAAGCCTTTGTGAAACTAATCAGAAACAATCCTGATGTTGCGGCAGATGTTGCGGTTGCAAGAAAGCCCAAGGTTATCGGCAGCAGACAAGTCAAGGATGTATCGGCAGAGGCCGAAGCACTTCGGGCTGCTGGCAAGAAGGTTAAATCAAAGAATGTTCCAATCTACGAACGCGCCGACCGAGATGCGCTGACGGTTTTTGAGAATGGCAAACCGTTGTTTGTTGAGTTCAAGGACCCCAAGCTGGCCGCCGCTATGAAGGGTCAGAACAAAGCCGCCGTGGGAGCAATCATGAAGGGACTCTTGGCCTACAATAGATTTGTTGGTGGACTGTACACACGATTCAGCCCTGAGTTCGCCGCCCCCAATCTTATCCGCGACCGCTCTGAGGCATTTGTTAATAATATGCGGGTTATGCCATTCGGACAAGCATTGAAAACCCTTGACCCGTTCACGACTATTGGTAGCGACATGAATACCATTCAGAGAAACCTTCGCGGTATAAAAGCTACCGATGAACGTGGAATCGAGTTGGATAAAATCTACAAGGAGTTTGTTGATTCGGGTGGCTCCACTGGAGGTCTAGGCCTCAGCACGGTGCAGGACGTTGAGGAGAATATCGCAAAACTAGCTAAAAAGTTAGACCAACCCACCTCCCAAAAGGCCAAGACGTTCATCAATCTGGTTAATGGCATCAATGATGTGTTTGAAAACGCAACCCGTTTTGCCACTTACCGAAGAGGTCGTGCATCTGGAATGACGGCTGACCAGGCTGCCTTTGCTGCACGGAATAGTTCTTTTGACCCACGGTTGCAGGGTTCACAGGGTGATACGCTTCGTGCGCTTTATCTGTTCAGTAATCCTGCGATTCAGGGTGCTAAAAACTTTCTTCGCAGTATGTCAAATCCAAAGGTCGCGGTATCGGTAATGACTGGGCTTACTGGCATATCCCTAGCTGTTGACCAATACAATAAATCCATTGACCCCGATTACAGGGAAAAGATTCCCGAATGGAAGCTAAACAAGCACTTTACTTTTGTTACTGGAAAGAATGCAGACGGCAGCCTCAAATATGTTTCGATTCCGATTGGCTATTCGATGGTTCCGTTCAAGATAGCTGCGGATACCGCACAGAGAATCATTTTTGGCGATGATACGGTCAGTGGTGCTGAGTTAGCCCAAACGCTAGCCAAGAACACGATTGATTCCTACAATCCGATGGGCGGTTCGTTGACACCCACTATCCTTCGCCCAATTCAGGAGATTGCCGAGAACAAGGATGGCCTAGGTCGGGACATACGTCCCTCTTGGATGGAGTCAGAGAACATATCCGATGTGGAGAAGATACATCCTTGGACGGCTAGAACACAGGGTGGTGAGTTAGCTCTGAGTATCGCCGAACAGTTAGCTGACATGGGATATGAAGTATCGCCAGCTAATATGTTGCACTTGTACCAGACGTATACTGGAGGACCTGGTAAAACGGTTGAAAGACTCTTTGATGTGACCTCAAGTTTGTGGAATGGCAAAAGAATCAGCACTAATCAGGTTCCAATTTTGCGTAGATTCTACGGTGAAACCTATCCGACAGCCTTTGAGTTCCGTACCAACGAAAAGCAATCCCTGGATAATATCGAGAAGGCCGAGAACACATCCCGACAGAAAGTCAAGCGCATAACAAGCAAGTACACATCACAGTTAGCAAAAGCAACAACTAATGCAGAGCGCAGACGGATACTTGATGACGCCAAGGCTGACCCTGAGGTGACTGAATCGGTAGTTCGCCGAATTGACCAGTTTATCAAGGACGATGCCGCTGGGATTACATCCTTTGACAAGCGGCTCAAGGGCGCTAGTGTGATGGCTAGAGCGCGTACTATTGCTGAACGCCTCAAGGAGATGCCCCGTGAGCAGATACCTGCTTATCTTCAGGAGATGCGTGACAAGCGAATCCTTACCAAAAGTGTCGAGCGCATGATACTTGAGACGGAATCTCTGAAAAGCGCAATTACCAAATAGTAAAAAGCCCCGCCCCCCACCTAAAAGGGGACGAGACTTACGTTTACGCAAGGATTTAATAAGGAAGGAAAACAAATACCCACCCGCTCAGGATTACTCCGTGAGCTTACCTCTGAAATTAACACGTAACTATTTTACACTAAGGGTTTCGAGTTTGTGTTTAAGATTGCGCTTCTCTTCCGATAGACCCTTACGCTGTTCCTGCATACGCTCAATGCGGTAGGAAAGAATGCGGGATTCGTGTCGAATCATTTCAATCTGTGTTTGGATGCGCTCGATATTTTCTGGCTCACTTGTCATGCTTTTATCTGTATCATTCTTGGCTATCTTGTCAAGTATACGCTGTGGAAAATTTAGTCCCTCAATCGGGAAGTTGTGCTGATGGAATGCGACATCATCAAAGCGTTCGGCGGCTTCGATTTCGGCATCAAATGAACCGACATGGTTCCCTAGTACCCTAGCTCTGTATCGACCTCGGTTTGTGTCCACCCCTCTGTAATTGAGTGCGCCATGAATACGCCTTGCGCCCCGAAGGTTCTGTGATTGGTTAGTCCATCGAAGATTTTCTGGCCTATTGTCGGACCTGTTTCCGTTAATGTGGTCAACGTCCATCTTATCCTGGGGCTTTCCGTGGAAGGCTATGGCAATCAAGCGATGAACAAGTGTTGTCTTTCCTCCAACCCTTCTCACCCTGTATTTGTTGCCGCAGGTATTGCCAAAGGAACGCCGAGGTTTCCCCGTGCGATTATCGATAAGGTTAATGCTTCCGTCCGAGTGACAGGTAACGGGGTATCCGTTGACCTGGATTGTCTTTGATTTGGTCTTTGTTTGTGTAGTCATATTAATCGAATCTCCCTGTGCAGTGATAGAACTTAAAGAAGCAACCGATACCTCGCTCGCCCTCTCTGTTCTTGGCTAGTTTGTAACTGAGGCTGGTATAAGAGCCTCGGTAGTCCTGGTCCTTGGATTCCTCCACGCTACCCTTGGACGGATACATGAGGATAACAACGTCAGCATCATTCTCGATGTCGCCAGAATCCTTGAGGTCATATAACTCCAGAGGTCCACGCTTTGCGCCCTCCCGATTGACCTGAGCCAGAAGGATAACAGCTATGTTCAAATCCAGAGCCATCTGTTTAATCTTGTGTGAGATGTTGGCGATGCCTTCGGACTTGCCCATCTTGTTTGAGTTAAATGGAATTAACTGCAGGTAGTCCACGATTACCATCTTGACCCCGTGGTTATTAACGAATGAGCGAGCTTGGCTAACTAGGTCATCGGCACTCTTGACACTATGCGATGTATAAATCGGCATCTCGCCGAGTTCATGTACCGCATCATCAACACGCTTACTCTCCGCAGGGGTAGCTGTGCGCTCCTGTATGGTTCTGATATTAACCCCCGAAATGATTTGGGTCATACGCTTAGTCAGTTGTTTCTGCGGCATCTCAAGCGAGAATATGGCGCAAGCCTTTTCCTCCTTCTTGACTGCGTTCAAAGCCACGAACAAAGCCCAAGCGGATTTACCACATGACGTTGGTGCGCCAAGGGTCAGCACTTCGCCAGCCGCTATTCCCCGATTGCCAAGGAAGTCATCCAGTCTACCGATGTTAGTTCGTATAACGTCAGGGGTAAATTCACCGTCCTTCATTAACTGAATCTCTTTCTTAATTTCCTCCGTGCTGGTGGAAATCTTGGCGGTATTGATACTGAGCTTAGGCTTGGCTGTTATCTCGGCCTCCAGGGTGCTGCGAATCTCATCGTAAGTAGGGGATTCATTCTCTGCCTGTTCTGCCGCAATACGGCATGAGCGCAGAAGTGAACGGAGTCGGGACTTCTCTACTATTGTCTTGGCAAAGAAGACCGCCTGGGACATCGTAGAAGCTCCTTCCATGATGGCATATATGCCAGCCATGCCTCCGACCTCATCAGCCCCACCAGTGGCTTTTAAATGCTCGTGAAGGGATACCTCGTCCAATGGCTTGCCCTTGTTACAGAGTTCGCCAATGGCCTGGTAAACAAGCTTGTTCTTGAAGACAAAGAAGTCCTCGGAATCAAGCAATGGATTGACCTCATCGTAGACGGTTGTGTCCCCGTCACGGAGGCAGGTAGCTAGGAGACGTTGCTCCGCTTCTGGATTATGTGGTTGGTTCGGATGCTCGAAGTTCATTGTCAAGTAATTCAATCAATGAACGTAAGCACTGCCCAACTGCATCATGTTTAATCCGAACCTCGTGAGGGAGGCGGCGTGTATCAATCTCATCGTGGATTGAAAGTGTAGTGGCGGTTGCTTCTTTTAGGTTGTTCATTTTTGGTTTTAATTATTGGGATTGATTACTTGAACCCACCGCCGAATTGCGATGAGCCAAGTAGTCTATCATTAGGACTTACGGGTTATCTTCCCGCTCCAGCATCCCTATGGCTATCAACGAGTAACCAATCAGGTCGCGGAATATGTCCTTGGATTGGTCGCCCTTGGTCTGCACCGAGAGCTTCCCGTCCGAACAGAAAGCCTTTGCTCTCTGGAATTTGTCCTGCATTCTAACGCAGATTCCCGTCAAGGGATGAACGCCGAACTCAGTGGACTTATCGAAGTTAGCGAAGGGGTTATCGCAGGTCTCTCCACCAGTGTAGTCCGAGTTCTTATTGGCGGTAAGCTCCAGGATATTCTGGACTTCCATAGTGCGGAAATGCTCCCACCAATCCTTGTCGAATCTAGTTGCGTCAGACATTAGAACGGTTCGGGGTCATTGACGGGCGCGGATGCCTCACGAGGGCCGCTTGACTTCGCTCCATCAACTGGATTAACAGCAAGGGACATGAAGGTCAGCCCGCTCTTGGCGGTCTTCTTCCATCCCTTAAGGTAATACTCCTTGCCCTCTACATTGATTTTGCCATTGTAGTCAGGGTGCGTTTCTTTTTCTTTGCGGTCATTCACAAAGAAAGTTCCGCTATTAGTGTTATCGTAATCAGCCATATTATTATTTGGTTATTGGTTATTGTTTGGGTTAAAATCCTGCTTGTTGAGCATCGTACTGGCGTTGGGCTTTCTCCATTGCGGCCTCGCTGGGCTTCATGGCACGTTTGCCGTGGTCATTGGTAGCATCGGCATCCTGGGTATCATCAATGCAGAAGAGACCGTTGAGGGCATACTTGCGAGCATAGGAACTGGCCGAACCAGTAATCTGTGCATCGTCCATACCCTTCTTGGACTCAGCTTCACGAGCAAAGGCGGTAGTTCCAATTTGGTCATTACTATCGTTGTCCGAAATAATGGCAGTAGCCCTGACGTAGACACGACCGCCGACCTCAACGATGTCATCGGCAATGTTCAGGACGCAACCCCACTCAGCGAGTAAAGGTTTGACAGCGGTAAGGATGTCTTCACAGGAGCGATACTTATACCCTCCGAACTTATTGGTCTGCCCCTTGGGAGCTTTGAGGGATGACTGAATCCCTTGTAGTTTTTGTCGTATGTTATGACTCATATTTTTGTTTGGTTAGTTTGCGAAATAATTCCGCTCTTTGTTTTTGATTAGTGCAAGCATCGAGTTGTTCTCTGCTCGCCCCTATGTCCTCCAATGTGGAGAACTGTTGTGCGCTTGTCAACTTATTTTTGAACTTTTTTGTAAGTTGTGTAAGTCCCACGGGATGAAGGACATCTGTTTGTTCTTGCTCAAGATACGATGCGATGGATTGCAAAGTAAGGGGTAAGAACTCCTTGTCGCCCTTGCACATCTTGAGATAGAAGTTTTCAATCTTTCCGATGAGACTGTTGGCCTGTCGGGATATTACTCCCCGCACCATGCCAGTCTGGTGGTCATGGTCGAGAACCCAGTCATCGGTCTTGCTACTCAGGATAGGACAGCATAGGGGTTTGTGCTTCTCCCTATAAGCCGCTATTTGATTCTGCGATAGATAGCTCATAGTGAGTTAGTGGGTTCATCATTAAGGACAGCAATCGCTTGGTGCAACTGTTGGATGTCCAGGGTAAGGAGGTCATTCTCCCTTTCGGAGACCTTTAAATCCTGCATGAGGTTAGTGTTTCTGGTTTCAAGAATGATGATGTCCCGCTTTAGCCGAGACACCTCTTGTTCCAGTCGGTCGTGGTAATCGGTGTTGCGTTCGTGCATCCGATGTCTATTGCTGTCGCTATATGTTCCTGCCATTTTTGTATTCCTCCATTATTGTGAATCCTTCTTCTTCGTCCATCAGATAACCCTCGCCATCCATGTGGATTGCCATTGGGTTGAGGTCGCCATTGAAAAGAAACTGAACCAGTTCCTCGTATTTTCTGAGACGTTTGAGTTCGGACTGCATATCCAGATACCCGATTGTCTCTTCTACTTCTTGTTTGTTCTTTTCCATTTGTAGTAAGTGCTTGTATGAATACCGAACTGGCTGGAAGCATTGCAAGCTTTTTCTCCATCCGCCCGAAGTTTATCAATGCTATTTACGATAGCCACCTTCTCGGAGTCAGTGAAGTCCTGCTTCTTTGCGTCATTTGAACCAAGGATAAAATCCCTTGTCCCCGTCTTAGCCTCTACCCTGTCATTCTCTTCGACTTCTTTTTGTAGTCGTTCCTGCGCCCATCGCATGAATGAACTGATTGATGCCCCGTAGGAGTCCTTTGGTTCGGCGTTTAATACGTGATGATGTGTTTGCATTATTGTTTGATTAGTTCCGTTAGCGAGAGTAGTATTCCCTTTGATGTGTTGTTGTCCCCGCCCCGAAGGTCAGCCCTTGTGCCGAGCTTGGGACGGACGATTGATTTAAGTGTGTCTGATTCTATGATTATAAAAAGATGCCCGATATAAAAGCACCAGTAGTCAGCTTGGCTTGTGGCGATTCCAGATGGCTGCCCCCTGGATTCGTATTCAATGAACAGGTTGCCAGTTGCCATTGCCTTGAGGTCTGACTTGACCTCGACTGTTCGGTTCTCGAAGATGTCGCCAAGAGCCTTCTCAGCCATCTGTCCGACCGCTAGGTCGTATGCGAAGTCAGCATTGTATTCCATTATTCTGAGGTTATGTCTGCTACTGAGATGATGCGACCCGTCCCGCCCCGTTTGAAGATACAATTTCCGAGCCTGTCGGGGTTCTTTTGGAGCAGGAGACGGATAGCACCCTTCTCATCGTGCGCCCACTTGGAAGTGCGGAACGTCATGTCCCCCATCTCATCGTGGGTATATTCTATGACGTATTCTCTCATTGGTAAATGACAGTAAAGCCCATGCCAGCGTTCGTGCCAAGAACATTGTAGTCAATCCATTCGATTGCTTCGTCCTCGGTCATGTCCTGCTTGAAGATGGACAGCATCTTGTGGTAGTCATAGACGAGAAGCCCTCGATGGTCATAGCCCACCACGGCATCGTCCAGTCCAGTGAATCGGATGGCATCATCGTTGACCCAGTTCAGGTATTCGTGGATGTCATTCATTTGATAACGGGGTTCATACGTTTCTGCCAGTAGAT